GGAATGATTAGATATATGATTAAAACCTTAGCAGAACTCAAACCTAATTCTGGCTCAAGCATCAAAGATAAAGTTGATATTAATAGCAAAAGATTAGAAAAAATTGAAGAACGTGTAGATAATATTTATGAGATTTTAGCAAAGAAGGGTTAAATGCTGGCAACTGATATACTCAAAGATGTTCCTGTAGAACTATTGGCAATATCTGAGGGCAGACGAGAACTAACTAAGTATGACCCTATGCTTTTCGCTTTACTTTACCTTCCGCATCACCTTATGAATGCACATGGTGAGATAACCCTATCTGAGTTTCATGTGGATCTTGCTGAGTATGGGAAAAGATGGATAACGCCCCCAAAAAACCCAAAGGAGAATAGAGATGCCTTTATCGCACCTAGAGAATGTGGCAAGTCAACCTGGATCTTCCTTATTCTACCTATGTGGGCTGCTGCTCATGGTCATGTTAAGTTCATTGCCGCCTTTTCCGATGCTGCGTCACAGGCTGAAACTCATCTTATGTCTTTTAAAAACGAACTTGAAACCAACGAATATCTCCAAATGGACTATCCAGCACTATGCAAACCAAAAGTTGTTGCATCCACTGGCAGGTCTCTTGCTAGTAATTCTTGGCGTATTATTCAAAGCAATGATTTTATATTTGATGCTAATGGTATTGACACTAACTCTCTAGGTAAAAAGGTTTTTGGACAACGCCCAGACTTGATTATCCTAGATGATATTGAAAAAGGCGAAAAGAACTATTCTGAATACCAAGCGGGACAACAGAAAAATACAGTATTTGATGATATCGCTCCTATGAACATTTATGCTCGTATGATATTTGTAGGAACTACTACAATGCCTAACTCTGTAATGGATCAGTTTAGAAAATATGCTGAAGAATATGCAGATCCAGAGTTAAACTGGATTAAAGACCAGAACGTTAACGCACACTACTATCCAGCCATTATGCTCAATGATGATGGCTCAGAACGCTCTGTATGGCCTGAGAAGTGGTCTTTAGAGTGGCTTCAGTCACAACGTCATCTTCGTGATTTTGCAAAAAACTACATGAATCGCCCAATTAACACAGATGGTACATTCTGGACAAATCAAGACATTGTTATTGAACCAATTGAAGATTTTGGAAATACAATAATCTCAATTGACCCAGCAGTAACAAAGGGTAAGGTTTCTGACTTTACTGGGATATCAGTATTGTCAAGGGGAGTGGATGAACTAGGTAAAGAAAATATATATGTTCGCCATGCAGAGCAAGTAAAAATGTCTCCATCCGAACTAGCAGAAAGAGTGGCAGCACTCGTAGATAACTACGATGTTGGTGTTCTTTATGTTGAAGTAAACCAAGGTGGAGATCTATGGAAGGATGTGTTTAAAAACATTCCAGCCAGATATAGATCAAAGAATCAAAGCCTATCTAAACAAATCCGTGCAGGTAAGGCTTTGAACTTTTATCAGCAAGGAAAAGTAAGACATACTGAACATTTTCCAGTATTGGAAGAACAGATGTATTCTTTTCCAAAATTAAGCCATGAAGACGTATTAGACTCAGTTGTATCTGGTATCTTGTACTTCTTGGATAATAAAGCAGTAAAACTAGAAACAAGACAAGTAAATTATTTAAGGAGACAACATGTCTGATATTAAAATTGCCCTAGAGGGCATACTAGATCGTAGAGATCATTACCTGACTGCAGAATCTTATTACAATGCAGTTCAAGGAGAAATCTTTACAACACAAACCTGGCTAAAGTTGTTTAGACAAAACAATAAGCATTTTAGGTTTAACTTTGCTAAGACAGTTATTGATGCAGTAAGTCATAGACTTGAAATTGCTAATATTTTTGGAATGAATGAGCAAGAAAGCGCAATCATTAATGAAATTTGGGAAAAGAATGATCTTAAGTTAGATGCAAACGAAATTCATCGTAATGCTCTAGTTTATGGAGATACCTATGGTATTGTCTGGACTGACTTAGCGGGAGAAGTTACAGTTGATTACAACTCTCCACTTACAACAATAATCATTTACGATGATGAAAACCCAAGAATTAAGCGTTTTGCTGCTAAGTTGTGGCAAACCACTGATTCAGAGGGCAAAAACATGACAAAGATGAACATGTATTATCCAGATCGCATTGAAAAATATGCAACCTTTGGTGATATTGAAAATGTTGCATCAGTAACTGGTTTTACTCTTATTGAGACAATTGAAAACCCATGGAATCAAATTCCAGTGTTTCACTTTAGAACAACAAAGCAATATGGTCGCCCAGAGCATTTAGATGCTTACGGCCCACAGGATGCAATTAATAAGTTAATGGCTACACATATGACTACTGTTGATTATCAGGGTGCGCCACAGCGTTATGCTCTTTCAACTGGCGGTAATGGTGCAGAATATGAAGACTTTAATGAGACAGATACTGTTGATGAAAATCTAGGTCGTCTTAAGAATGGTCCTGGTGAACTTTGGTACCTTAATGGCGTTTCAAAGGTTGGAGAATTTCCACCAGCAGATCACAAGGTATTTACAGAGCCAGTGAGAGAATTTGTTCGTTCAATGGCATCTATTACAAGTACTCCACTTCACTATTTTGAAAAAACATCTATTCCAAGTGGTGAAGCATTGCGTACTGCAGAAGCACCTCTCATTAAAAAGATTCAAGATCGCCAAGTTGCATTTGGTAATGCTTGGAGAGATATGTTTTCATTTATTCTGTTAGTTCAGGGTATTGATTCTGGAGCATACGTTGTATGGAAGCCAGCAGAATCTCTAGCAAGTCTAGATGCCTGGGAAGTTGCAGTTAAAAAGCGTGTAGTTGGAGTTACTCTTGAACAGGTTCTTGTTGAAATGGGATATGACACAGAACTTGCTGCAAAAATGGCAGCAGAAGAGTCATCTTTAACAGATTTATCACAAAACACAAATACAAACAATGTACTACTAGAACAAGGGGTTAGAAATGGAACAGCAGACACAACAACCATCTGAAAATCAGACGGTACAAGAAGAAGTAAAGATTGAAGATCCAGCAGCAGTCCTTAGTGCACTAGAACGTGCTAAGGCTGAGGCTAAGAAATTCAGAGAAGAAAAAGAGAAATTGGAAGTAGATCTGGAAAATACAAACCAGATTGCTGCTAAGTTTTCTGCAAGATTGCTTGAAGAAAAGGTTAAGACAAAACTTGAGTCTAATGGACTTAAAGATCCTAGTCGCTTTTTAAGGTTTGTTGATTTTACTCAACTATCTCTGGATGAAAGCAATGAGATTATTGGTTTTGAGGACCAATTTGCATCATTAAAACAAGATTTGCCTGAAATCTTTGATGCCAAACTACGTGTTGGTGGCTTAGGAGATACTGCAGCAGCAACTAGTGTAAATACTAGAATATCTGCAACAGAACTTCAAGCCCGTAAGATTTTAGGTAAAATTTAATTAAATAAATGGTACAATAGACTTATAATAAGGCAACGGACGTTCCTTATATTTTATAGGTAAATTGGACGATTTTCCTAATCAGATTAAAACTATATTTATCAAGGAGATAAAAAATGACAATTAGTCGTGTTGATTTAACAGAGGCTAACGGATACATTCTAGAAGAGCAAGGTTCGGTTGTAATTCAAGACCTAGTTGCTAATTCTGCTGTAGAGCGTTTTGCCCGTCGTGAAGCAATGGCCTCACGCACAAAGTCAGTACCTCGTTTTGTTGGAGATGCACCAGTAGTGGTAGCAGAAGGCGCAGAAATTCCTGCATCAGATCCAACTCTAGACGAAATCGTATTGACAGCAAAGAAGTATGCACAATTGATGCATATCTCAGAAGAAGATGTAAACGATTCACTAGTAGACACTCTTGGTGTTTACAAGCGTGAGTGGGCATCTCGCTGGGCACGTAAGTTTGATAACGCTTGCCTTGGTGTAAGTGGAGTTGTAGATGGTGCAGATGCTGTTCCATATCTATCACTTTACTCAGCAATTAACTGGAACACAAATCGTATCCAGACTGGTGGAGCAATGTCATATGATGACCTTAACAATGCACTTGGTATTGTTGAAGATTCATCTAAGTTTGATTCAGCAAATACAGTATGGATGGCACACCCTAAGATGCTTAAGGAAATCCGTGGAATGGTCAAGGGTAACTCTGATCTAGTTCTACCAGATCCACTAGCAGGAACACCAGGATCACTATTTGGTTATCCACTAGTTGTTTCATACGGTGCTGCAGTATCAGAAGCAGCAACAGATTCACCAACAGGAAACCCATTGCTCATCGTCGGAAACCGTCAGATGCTTATCAATGGTGTTCGTGGTGGAGTAGAGTCAGTTGTTTCTCGTGATGCAGAATTTGCTCGTGATGGCGTAGTCTTGAAGACTCGTGTTCGTCGTGGTTTCGCAGTTGCAGATGCAGATGCATTTGCAGTTGTTGAGAAGACAGGAGCGTAATACCTCATGGCTTCCAAACTATATGGACAGTTCCTATCACAGGCACTAAATAAGGAAATTGACTGGGATA